GTTAAGTTCTCCCTCATCTGTAATAGATGTTAAGTGACCCACCTTACGTTGAGACTTCCAATAAGTGGTAGTAACACGTAATAAGTGAGACTTACCAAAGTCTTGTAAATCTTCTGAATCAGATAATAACCATTGTACTATGTCCCCAGTACCAAACTGAGAATCATAAAGACTAGTAAACTGTCTGTATTGTAAAGAAGGGGTACTAGTATTCCAGTCATGGCTTCTTGTACCATCATAATAAGAACCATCATTTTGCATTCCTTGTATAGGATAACCAGCAGATCTAACTGGATAAATAACTTCTAAAGCAGCCATTTGCTCCTCATTCATCATCCATCCGTACTTATCTATAATATCAGACACGTTCATCATATCAATCTTACCTACCCACATACCTGAAGAAATATATCTATTATCAGGAGATTTATGGTAAAAAGTAAGAATTGGATTCCATAATTCTAATTCATAATCATCTTCTAGCATATGAAAATGCCAGAATTCTCTATCTGTAGTAAGCATATCTCTAAAAGCACGCTCTTCTAATTCTTGTAATTTAAATCTTTCTTCATCTATCCTTGTCTGATGTGTAGCCCATTCTTCAATCATAGAACGGTAATCTTTTTTAAAGAACTGTTCTATTTCTGGTAAAGTTTTAAGCTGAGCTGGGTCCATCATTTGTTGAGCTTCTTCCCCTTGAGGATCTAACCCCATCTCAGACATCTTAATCATCTGCTTTTGCTTAGCTTGTCCTAATAAAGTTTCCTCTAACATAGCACGCTTAGCTTCAATCATTTCATTATAAGAAACATCATCTATAGCACGAAACATTACTTTTGAGCTTCTTTTAGTAAACTCATTAGCAAGTACATTAATAACATTAGGAATAATAGGATAGAATTTAAGTTCTAAAGCAGATACATCCTCCTGTGTAAGAGTATCAATAAGATCTGCCATTTCATTATTATTCTCAGCAATATAATCTGTCTTATCAATTATTCCTTTTGCAAGTTTATAATTTTTAAGTAAACGCCTAGCATTACGTCTAAGCATTTTCATCCCTTGCCATTCTAGCCAATCCAAACACCAAGAACGCCATTCATCATCTTTCTCTTTTAAAGAAAGAAATTGAATAGGCTGGGTAAGTGTACCCATCTTGTTATATTCAACTTTCTTACCTGCTTTAAGGTCAAGGGCGTTATAAATTTGCATCTTCTAGTTTATTATTAAGTGCAGAAGTGGTAAGACTTCCTGAAATATTTAATGGATTAGTACCTATAGTAGTAACTACACCTCTATTTAATACTCCTGTTGAAGTAAAAAATGGGCCAGTAGTAGTCCAGGGACTAGTTGTACCACCAAAGTTAATAGGTTGAATAGTATTTACAGGTTTAATAGCTTCTTCTTCTTTTAAAAGCAATAGACACTCTTGTAATGTTAAAGAGCTTTCTTTAACAAGTCTTGATAATATAGTAATTTTCTGACTATGTAAATCTTGTTCCATATTAATGTATATTCTTAAAAGGGTTTCTGGAGGGCTTTTGCATACCTGGCTCACTACTCCTAGTTTGCCCCATATGTCTAAATGCTCCCCAATTTAATTTACTAAATTTTTGGGAGTTAACCAAATTTGGATTGCTAACTTCTATACGTTTAGCAAAGCCTCTGTTAGCTTGTTGTACTTTTGCAAAGGCTACTAAAGCACAATATGCTACAATTCTATCCACGTTTAGGCCATCTCTATATGCTTGCATCTCTTTTAAAAGCATAGGATCTGGTATACGTTCTACACCATAAATGGTTTTTACTATCTCTCCATCTGGTAAAGTTTCATGGTCTAGTTCTTCTTTTAAAAATTCTATACCATAAGATAGTAAATTTCCTTTAAATAATGTACCAACATTTTTCCAGCCATACTCTTGAAACACATTACGATTAGCTCCTATATCTTTTAAGAAGAGTATCATGTCTTTAGGAACTAAATACTTTTGTTTTTTCTTAGAGATCATATATTGTATAAATAAAGCTACGTTATTCTCCACTACTGTCCAGGCATTATACCATTCTATAAGGAGCTCTAGACGCTCGTGTGTTTTAACTATATCATCAAAACGTCCACACCAGCTAGCTACAATACGATCTCTTTCTAATGTGTTCCCCACCTTACCATCTCCATCATCTCTTATTACTTCTATAGGACTCTTGTATATGTATATAGAACATAATGAATCTGATGTTGTAGTTTTACCTTCTCCTACTGGATCCACTGAACCATAATACATTCCAAATGTAGGATTTTTACAAGGTCTTTCATAAATACAAATAACTCCTTCTTTGTCTTCTGTCTTTTTAGATAGAGGAAATTCCATAATAGGAATCTTTCTAGATGGTTTATCTGTAACCTTTCCCTCAGCGTTTCTATATAATTCTAGATACTCCACTGGATATTCTTTATCAGCTATTCTTTGTAACTGTTTGGAAACCAAGTGACTAGGAAACACACTCGCTTTTCTTGTAGCAAATGCTTCTTCTATAGTACGTGGTTGCTGAGATATTGTTAACTGATAAGCTGCCGGATCAAGATCTTTTTTCATCTTTTCAAACTCAATATCTAATGCTGCTAATGCTTCTTTTACCAAAGAGTTTCCATACTGATCTATATAAGGAGGCATAGACCATTGTTCAGGAATAAATAATCCTGATATACCTAGTGTACCATTATTGTCTATAAGATTGGTGGGTACACCATAGAATCCATTTTCTTCTGGAGCTAATACATATTTCTTTAAAGGCTCACATTGATCTAGATCACCCACAGATCCTGCAGCTATAAATTGTCCTGTGATAAGATGACCAGATTTTAAAGCTGGTTTCATAAATCCATATGTATCATCCATTTTTGGAGCAATACCACCTTCCTCATGAAAGAAATAAGTCACAGGACCCCCAACACCATTTGTAGGATCTTTTTCAAATGAATATGAGTTAATAGTAGATTTTAATCCTCTATAAGTATCTCTACCTCCTATTCTCACTTTAATCTGTTGGTTCCATGCCCCCACCTTATCAGGTTCAGATGGTCTATACCATGCTGTATGCTCATTTAAAAAGTTTTTATATTCATTTAAAAACTTCCATGAACCTTTCTCATTGATATAATCTTTAAGACTAGCTCCTATTTTAAGAACAGCTCCTTCTTCAAATACCCATTGGTTAATAAACTTAGCCATATGAAAATAAGAAGATGCTATCTGACGTTTCTTTAAAATAATAGCATGTCTATAATGTAATTCTGCTAGATGCTCATAAAGAGCCATGTGATATTGAGCATCTCTAACCTTAGCAAAGTCAAATCTTTTTTCTTCTTTATCATAAATGGGTAAAAAGTTTAACCACATATAATAATCTCTAGAAATATACCATGTGTTTTCTTTACCATGATATATTACACCATTTCTACATTTAGATTTTTGACCATCCCAATAGTATATAAAGTCTTTAGTCTTTATAGGAGCAGAACAATAATATCCTTGCTTCTGAAACTTACGTCCTTCTTCATTAAAAATAAAACTAGTTTCATCAAAGTGATATTCACCAGGTTCTTTAAATAGAGGAACTAAAAAAGCTCTAAAATCTTCTAGAGTTTCAAATTCAGTTATGGACCATGTACCGTCATGGTTATATGTAGGTACAATTTTATACAAGATTATTTAAATAACTTGGGTTATGAATTACTTTACTAGCTAGCTCTACAACAGTAGTTAATTGAGAAGATCTAATTATACCTTCACAATTATAGTTATTCCAATACTCTGTTAATTTTTCTCTAGGAATTGCTGCCCAATTTCCATCAGGTCCATTATGAAACACCCATAAGTTTAATACATTAACATTAGATGGAGTTTCAAAATCAGTGTATACTTCTTGTGACATATTTTTTTATTTTATAAATTAACTCTTCAAAAAATTGTATTATTGACATAATCAGTAAACCAACATATACTAATATCATCACAATAAGAATATATATTTTAAGTTTTAGTGGTACTTTTAAAGGTTTGTCATGATACGATCCCACAACCTTTTTAATAATTCCCATACTGCAATTATTATAATAATTTTAAAAAGCATCTTTATTGTTTAGTAAATTTAAAACCTGTTAATTTTTCTACCTCTATTAAATCTACTTGGTGAGAATGTAATCCTATAGATTTATTTGTAGTGTTAGCAAAAAGGTATGCTTGGAATTCTTTAGTCTTTTTAAAATAAAGCACCTTCCAACATAGTGCAGGTACTGTTATATTTCCTATTACTTTTTTAGGATAAATTTCTCCTATGTTACCTGTCCATACAAATATAGAATCATGCAATATAGCTTGGTCTCTTGTATATACTTCTAATGTTTTCCAATCACCTGCATTTAAAGCATGATACTGTGGACTCATATTAGAAAAATAAAAACACTCCGTCATAACTATAGGACCTGAGCATCTATTGCTAGCAGCAGGACACATATGACCTCTATCAAGTCCTGAGCCTACATAGTCATTAGCAATACTAGTATAAAGTATTAAATCAGGATCTGCTTGAAACTGATCCTTACGTGGAAGTGGGTCAGGACAATTATTTTTAGCTCTAGTCTCCCACCACTCTACTAACACAGGATAACGTAAAGATTTAGAAAATACTGTAGTGTAATTTAAATGCTTAAGACGCACAGTGTCTTGAGAATAAGAAAATAACACTAATAAAAGAACTAATACTAAAAAAACAAACCGTTTCATATATTAAATTTTATAAATTACAAAGAACATAGTGGGAGATATCATCCCTGCAGCTACTATGCGTTTTATCTGCTTTGCTGTAGGAGAAGGAGTTGAACCTTCACGTGGTCTTTAGGAACAGAACATTGCTAGCTTGTAGTCAACCCATTATCCTGTCTTTATCATAATTCCACACCCCTGAGACAAAAGGGCACGTCTGCCAAGTTTCGTCATCCTACAATATAAATTCTTTTCCTACAATTATTTTTAATTCTTCTAACGTAGTAAACATTATTCCTTTATTCAAAGCATAAAAACAAGTTTTTCCAACTATATTTTTATCCAATATTAAACTTGTATCAGAATATTTACGTAAAACATCAGGCATAAATACACCACACAACCAAAATAATGGTTCATTCTGTTTTTTTATAAGAATAACTTCTGGTCTTTTGGCTCCTATTTCTACAAGAGGAAGTTTACCATACTCAACAGTTTTTATTCCTACATTAAACCCATGTGCTATTAAATCTGCATGAGCATGGTTAGAAGAATGAGAAATTGTATAATCAATAATTGCTATTTGTAAATAGTTCTCAAGAGCTCCTTCACCTAATATACCTGTAAAATGTCTTTTAAAATGAGCTTTATTATCTCTTTTATGAGCTGCTTCTTGCATTTTTGCAACTTCTAATTTACTAACATGGTCATATATTTTTTTATATTTCTTTTCTCCAACAATAATTTTTGGAAAGTTAGGTAAAAGATTTACATAATCATCATAGTAATTACCCTTATAAGGAGCAATAATGTCTGTAATACTATTGGTCATATGCTAAATTTTGTCCTCCTCTTACTGTTGATTGTTGTTCCTCTTGAAGATCTCTATATGTAGCTTTAAATGATTGTCTTATCTGGTCAAACTTTGCAGCTGCATTAATCAAAGCTGTAATGTTACCATCTCTACCATGTTCAATTTCTGTAGTCTCCATATATTGAGCTAGTCTATCTACCATAGATTTCATTCCCATATATGCTCTATATGTAGGAGTTTCATATAGCTTTTTACATAAAGCTATACCTGCTACAATAACATCATCTTCTAAAGAAAAATTAGCAGCATCTATTTCTTTTAATATCAGTTCTTCTTTATCAGATTCTGGTACATCAAAGAATGGATTTAGTTCTGGATTAGGACATGTCATATAAAACATGTATGTAAGGATAGACATATGTTCATCTGGATAATCATCCACTATTTTTTTAAGAGTGGCTAATGTATAACAATGTTCACTAGGTATAGCTTTACCATTTAATATATCAAATAATCTTATCATTAGTCCCAATGTTTATTTTCTCTTTCAAAATAAAAAGTAAGATCTTGTTTACTATCATCATAATATTCTGCAACAACATCACTCTTAAACTTACTGCCAATATTTTCAAATAAAGATAAAGTTATTACTTTACCATTTACTTTTTCATTAAATAGTTTTGAAAGCCATGTATAAGTACCTCCACGAATAACTCCTGCTTCTACTAAAATATAATATTTATATTTTACATTTGAAAATTTAAACCAAGAGTCTATATCAAGATTTGCTTTTATAACATATTTATCTATATGTTCATCTGGATATGCTACATGTATAGGAAGAATATCACACATCTCACCATTTTTGCTTAAATTATGAGCTATATGCATAGCTACTGTAGCTGAATAATCCGGACTCACCATAACAACAAGTGTATTAGCTGGTAATAACTCAGGATAAACTTTAATAATTTTATTAGTAAGTTCAATAATTAACTTTTTTTCTTTAGCTGCTGAAACTAATAATATTTTTCTAGTCATTAATATTTTGGTTTTAATTTAGATCTATTATCTTCTAACCAATGTATAAGAGATACAGCTTCTTTTTTTAAATAAGGAAGATCATATTGTACTATGTCTTTTACTATTGGTTCTCCATTTATATCTCTTTCAGAAATAGGATTGTCAAACTTATCACGTCCTGCTTCTTCAAACATAATATGATGTATAGTGAGAGTACCTGCTTTAAGTCTTGGATTATGCTTCAATATAATATACATATACATTGACAATTGTAATGCATAGTGATTAAGATTACAATCATCTAAATGAGTTACAGGAGCATTCATCTTTTGTGTAATTCCTTCCCAGTTAGTAAAACCTTCAAGTTTAATTTCTTTATTGGTTTTATAATCTGTAATATGTACTTCTCCATTTACCACTTCTACAAGATCTGATTGACCACATAAAGCAGCTGACTTTAAATATACCATATGTTCTGGATAGACACCATCTTGTAACTTTTGATCTGGGGAATATTTAACACCATCTATTTCTAGAGGTTTAAATATAGGAACAGTGAAACCATGTCGTTCCATGTCATGTAATTCACATATATCATTTTCTCTTTGATTGTGATACCATGTTCCTAATGTAGTGGCTCTTAATGCTTCATTTCTCCAAGCTGTTTTAATTTCTTCTACAGACATTCCATACCATTTACTTTTCTTATTCTTAGATGACTTAAGAGCTGTTTTATCTGTATCAAAAGGCTTTTTAAAATTACTTATAAATGATGTAACACTTACCCAGTCTTTATGATCCTCTGGTTTAATACTTATATATTTATGATTTTCAGGTGTGAATCTTAATATACTCATAAACCTAGTTTTTGATTTAATAAATCTTCTTCTTCTTGTGTCAATTCAGCCAGCCATTTCTTTTTAGGACATGCTGAACTAAGACTTCTTATTTTTAAACTTAAAGAACATCCACAACCTCCTAAATTTTTATTACAACATGGTTGTGTTCCCGGCACCATACAACCTTCTCCTTGAAAATCATATAATGTACATCCATGACAGATATTTAGTCTCACGCTAGCAATCTCTTCTACATCTTCTTTTTTAAATATTGAATTAGTTATCCCCTCTATTATCTGACCCTTGCTTTTCCAAATCTGGATTATGTTTTCCTTTAAACTCATCTGATGTTGTTTTATGTAATTTAATAAATTCTTTTCTTTGGTTTTCCTCTGCTATAATTCCTTGCATATTCTTAAGATCAAATAATACTTCAGCTGTTTTAAACCTAGCTGTCATTTGCTGCATCCCCTTTTGTTTATTATTCTCTTCCCATTTTTCCACTTGTTGAATCTTATCATCAAGCTTCCAATGCTTTAAAGTAAAATCACCTAAGTTGGCAATATGCACTCTAGAATGTTTTAATCCCCCTAAACTTCTTCTCACCTCTCTCCAATAATAATCCATTAAATCCCCTACTAGTTCTTCTGAACTATTAGTTAATAGAGCTGTCTTAGGAATTAATGCTTTAGCCTTAAACGGTTTCAATACATAAGAATTTAAAGTCAAGTAAAATGTTTCCTTTACTTGACAATTTTAGTTCAGGATTAACAAAAATTTTTTTCTTATTCTTCCCTTCCTTTTTAATTAAGTTTTTCTTTTCTGCTTTAGTGAGACAGTTACGTACACTTTGTGTGCTAGAAAAGATGTTCTCATCACTAGCTTTATTACAAAAAGATGTAAGCTCCTGCTCTCCTTGTATAGCAAGAAATGTCAGACAGTTTAAATCTGCTTCTGAAACAGGTATTTTATATAGATAGCAGTGTGTTAAGATCTGGAATTTTACTATTTCCCAGGTCGTCATTTTTACACGCTTATCTACTTGGTTTACTATTGCCATTATAATTCTATTTTAAAACTAACATACTCTTCACCTGTTTTAGACCAATCTTTATACACTAAAATTTCTTCAGCTCCAAAGTCTTGAAACACTTTCCAACTAGCTCCTTTACGTGCTTCTCCTGTAAAATATTCAAAGCCCATTTCAGTAGCCCAGTCTAAAGCTTCTTTAATTAAATCATGTCCTATTCCTTTTCCTCTATAGGTAGGTAAAACAGTAAAAGAATCCACTTTTACAACATTCTTACTAGTCCATGACATTAAGATTTCAGCTATTAATGTTTCATCTTTAAACCAGATACCCTGAACACCATCCTTTTGGGACAACATGTATTCTTTATACTTGTCATCCCAACGGATAGATCTTGGATGCTCTTTTTCAAATTTAAAAGTTTCTTTCAAATCCTTTACCTTGTAAAGAGTTGTAAGCATATTATTTCTTTAATTTCTTAGATGTTATTGGTTCATTATTTCCTGCAGCTTCCATTTGAGGTCCTGTAGGAATTAACACTTCATCACCAACATTTAAACCTTCTTTAACTAACTCAGGATTATTATCTAAATCTTCCTGTGTAATAGTATAAGGATGTCCTTGTGGTTGTTGTCCTTTATCTGTAGATGGAGCACTTGTAATGTTACCAATAATAGATAGGGCTTTTAACTCTTCTGCTTTAGCCACTGCAAGTTTTGTATTAATCTCTTGCAATTGTAACTGTACTTTCTTTACAGAAATTTGTTCTTCTAAAAATGCAATAATTTCTTCCTTAGTAGGAACTTTTTGTTCTTCTGACATGTTGTTTGGTTTTATTTATAATACAATATCGTCATCATCATCAGCTTTTTTATTACTACTGCCTATAGTAATAGCCGGATTGTTATGTTCTTTAAATAGTTTAAGAAATTTATTATACGGAGTGTCTATTATATAAGTGTCTCCATGGTCTGTAAATATAGTGGTGCAGTTATATGTAAATTCATCATCCTCTTCAGAGGTAAGCTTACATGCTATTACAACATCTATATGAAAAGCAAATGGAAGCCATTTACCTTTATCTTCATTTAATCCTAACATATCCATTGTAGAGGGATCTACAGAATGGCATTGTATGTTGCATTCATGTATCATATTATTGTGGTTTTTTACAAGACACGTGATAATCATTATAATTAATATACGTGCTTCTATTAGATTGTTTTAATATTGACTGAGCTAATAAACGCTCTGCTATTCCATCTCTAACATCTATAACAGGAATGTTCACTGGCTGACCATACTTGTTTTTAGCATTAATATAATAACTAAGAGCCTCTCCATTCCTTACAATTTCTTGTTCTTTGTTCATATTGTGTTACATTAAAATATACTTAATAAGTTTAAACTTAACAAATTTAATTTTAAAACATAATATGGCTATTAGGAAGATATGCACACTATGTGTATTATTTACCGTATTCTAATTCTAATATTTTACCTACTAAATCAGAACGGTGGTTTTCCTTAAGCTTAACCCATTTCACTTCTTCTAGTTTCTTAGACAGTTCTATAGCATAAGACAAGCCATTTACAGAACCATGGGGGTTAATATCCATTTGCTCATTATCACCATTAATAATAATCTTACCTGTTTTACCTAGCCTAGTAAGAATAGCCAGCATCTCAGCCTTAGATAAGTTCTGTGCTTCCTCTACAATAAGAACATCATCCACAGTCTTACCCCTAATAAACTGTACAGGATAAGCTAGAATTTTCTTCTCAGCCACAAGGTTCTCTATCTTCACCTTATCATAACACTTAATAAGGTTTTCCATAAAGGCTTCTAAATAAGGATTAAACTTGTCCTCTAAAGCCCCAGGTAAAAAACCCATAGAATTACCCACCTCTATAGTGGCCCTAGTAACAAATACCTTGTCACATTCATCTTTAAACAAAAAGTCTAAAGCACACTGGGCAGATACTAAACTCTTACCACAACCTGCCCTACCTGTAATAATAACTATCTGGTTTTCCCTAATAAGACGCTTGGCTTCCTTCTGCTCATCATTAAGCTGAATGTTATATTTAATCTCATTCTTTCTAGTACGGTTAGACTCTTTCATATTATTATTTTTGAAATGGTGTTTTATTCTCCTTACGCTTTTCCCTAGCTGTATACGCCATACTCTTATAACTAGTATGTAATGCTGCCAACCTACCCAACTCATCCCTATGAGCCCATTGATGTTTGCTCTCTGCCCTAGTCTTCACATTCTCATAATACTTAAAAGCCTTAACCCCTTCCTCTAACTCCTCCTCTATATAAGCCACTATCAATTCATCTAAACTAGGTATATACACTAAGTCCCCAGTAGGAGATAATTCAATATTTTTTTCTTCCATAATTTTTATTTTGGCCAAAGATACATATATACCCCCACACTTATATATACCCCCCCATGGTTTTTTCCGTGTTAGAAGGTTAGGTGACCTACTACACAACAACTCCCCCTCTTAAAATTGGGCGGTATTGCCCCCTGTACCTGTAAATGATATTAATCATGGCAACAAGATTCATTAAAGCTACCACCGGTGGCTTAATTGTAACTGACAAAGCAATTGAAACTGTAAAAGTAAAAATTGCTGGCGTAGAAAAAGAAGTACGCACGCAAGGCGGAATTATCGGCTTTATTGCAGTGAGTAATGCAAAAGCATTACCATTGAAAGCCGGTGATGCTGTACCCTTCCGTATTACGGATAAACCCGTAATTGACCTCTCGACTAAACGGCCTATACCAAACTTGTTTTGGGCGGACCCTGTGTAATACACAGGCCTGGTCTTGAGGATTGATGCATCTTATCTTTAACGGAATAAGATGCATCTCTTCTCTTGTTACAGGAACCACACCAGCAACCGCCTATTACTTGTTACAAGTTCCACAACTTTGTACGTTCCACGTGGAACATTACACGTTAAAGGCAGGCTATGTAAGTGGGAATCCACTTCTCTACAGTTTCTTGAATAGGTTACAGTCATCACATTCCACAAATTTTTGTGGCATTAGATGGCTATGATATAATTCCACATAACACATATATTTTCCATTAACCAAAATGCTATTATCAATAAACAATATATATAGCATTAAATAACAATTATATGAAAACAATTATTGAAAAGTATTATGTATCACCAGGTTCTGTATTAGTATATTATGAAGTTGGAACAAAAGGTGTAGATTGTTGGTTTGATTCTCCACAACGGAGAGAGCATAGATGTTTATCTATAGAAGATTTTAATTTAATTAAGAGCCTGTAACAGGGCTCTTTTCTTTTTTTATTCATTAACAAAACTTATTCATATGAATACAAGAACTAAAATCTCTGCTTGTTCTATTAGGATATCAGCAGTTGCTACACCTTATGGATTTAAAACTATTGGTTCATTTCATAAGTTTCTTAAACAATGTAATCCTTGTGCTAAACTATACTTTGGTAATAGTCATGTTAGAGTGATTAGTATGTTGAAGATGGTGGAAAGAGAGTTTGAGAGTTTATAATGAGTTTTTATAAAGGTGCTATAAAGTGTCATATTGTACAATGGAAATTTGTATGATGGATGGACAGCCTTTTCTTTTATTAATCAATTAAATTACATTATATGAATCATCCAATTAAAGAACAAATATTATTAGCATTGTATGAACAAGCTATTAATGCTCTTGTTGATAAGAAACATCAACTAGATGAAAATTTTACTAATGGTGTTATTAACTATGCTGAGTATGAAGAACATAAATGGCTTATTTGGAATGATATTGAGTCTTTACGTCTTAATGCACCATTCTCACTTCCCAAGGGTGAGCAGTTGTAATAGTTTGCCTAGAGCATAGTAAGGATCATAACCTTATGTCTTTTAAGTGTGACTTTCGTATAGACAAACACTTACAGCTTTAATCAGCAGTCAGCTCCATGATGGTTGAAATTATTACAACTGAGTGCAGAGGGATTTTCTCATTCTTAACATATAAATTCATTTAATTATGAAACACCTATTAATCTGGCTAGCAGCCACTCTTTTAACATTATTAATGCTTTTACCAGCATTTTTTCTCTTTTTATGGGATTGGGACATTAAATACTTTGGATTCTTTAGTAAATATAGAATGAGGTACTTACATTGGACCTATAACGTAAAGACAAAAGGGAAAAAAACTTTTTAAGATATGGAAAATAGACTAATTGATTATATCTATGATAAATCTGTAGATATACTATTTTTTTTATCTCATCACTTAGGATTATCATATAGACAAGTTAATGTGGTTGTATTTACAATCATAGAACCAATTCTATATGTAATCTTAATTCTATGGATATTAAAACTTAAACAAATTATTAAAACCACTAAAATTCATTAACATGAAAGGTACAATTACAATGCTAGTAGTACTAGTAACACTTTTAACCACCTGGTTGAGCTTAGCTCTTCTAGGATGGGCTTTTTCAGACACAACTTTTAAAGCTTGTGCAACACATGGAGGAACACTAATGGTTATGTTAATCTTTGGTTGGATTCCAGCTGTTATAGTAGCTGTAGATCTGGATGACTATTTTGATAACAAAAAATATCATTCATATGGCAAATAATAAACATATTAGACCAATTATTCTTTTAATCATGGGTGTGATGTTATTAATGTGCACTTTATGTGTTATATTATTAGCATTTATGTACATAGAACCTACACCAGGTAATCTTGGCTTTATAAGCCTTTTGTTTACCATGGGTGTTCTTGGTTCATTCATGTACATTGACACGTACCTTGAGGCTAGGAAAGCCAAATAACAACATTTAGGTGGTGAGAACGCCCTGTAGATAACGTCAAAGGGGCTCTCACAACTATAAATGCATTTCTTAACATCTCAATTCTGAGACATTATAATAGTAATAATATATTCTATATATAGTTATACTATGTTAGTGGCTCAATCCTGAGACATTATAAATTCAAATGACAGCAATAAATCAACAAGAAGATGAAGATGTATACAGAGAAACACCTTCACAATTTCCTAAGCCTGAAAAGACATTAGGAGATAAACATATGTGGACCATCAATGGTTACCGTATATGGGCTAAAACGTATCAAGAAGCTTTAAAGCTTTTAGATATGATTGAATCATTCTAAACAATTGTAATGAAAAAGTTATTAAAGCTATTCAAAACAGACAATTCTGTTAAGCGTGACACATTTATCACTAAACAAGTAAAGTTTTATACTACCAATCCTCCACAACCTGTTGATTATCATACATGGTGTAAAGAGTTTAAAGTATCAAGCTTACACGGTGTGCAAATTGTACACATGTAAACATATTATTCCCCCGGATAATCAAAGAGGACTTAGACTAGTTGGACTTAATACAACCGGCAGTTTGCAGGCTAAGCTATAAAGCCTGCATTTTTTTTCTACATTCTTTAATTTATTATTATGGTAAGGTATTATCAAAAAAGCAGAATATTAGATAAAAGGTACAAAAATGGTATAGATAAAGGAGCAATGAGCTTTCTTAATATTCCTCTTCCTTTAAAAGCTGTTTTTCTTAAACTACATGATTTTGTAGATGAAACAACACCCAAACAAATTTTAAGACAAGATGCTGCTAAAAGAAAAAAGCATCGTAAACATTAATCATTTTTATTAACCTATTAAATTTTTTTTATGATTATTAAAGAGTCTTATAAAGATTCTAAGAATAAAAAGATTGTACAGAAAGAAGTTTATAAACAAATTAAAGGTAAGTATACAAACTTAATAGGTCTGGGTGGTCCAGATTTAAATGACTATCTTAAGTTAGCTAAATATGCAGGTATGAAAAATGCCTCAATATATGAGTTTAATGTAGATCAATTGTTAATACAAGCTTCTAAACCTATTAATACACTTTCTACTCGTGTGATCTTTGGTGATATTTATCAATCACCCTGTAAAATGAAAGATACATTCTATGATTTTGATTTTTGCTGCAGTGTAAAAACTGCTCAAGAGCATATTAAGAAATTTAAGAATGATCCAGTACTTTTTACATTTTCAATTAGACCATTAGGTCTAAATAGCAGTATCAAATTATATGTGTCATCTGTACAAAAAAGCTGTAAGTATAACTTAGAGCTTATAAAAGTTAATGCTTTCTTTAGAAAGTATCAACTTAATCTTAAAGAATCTGTACAGACAGTTTACATATATAAAGATAGTGTTCCAATGTTAGTTATAAACAATAATAAATAAACCCAAAAAACATCAAAATGAAAAAAAGTTTTAAGTTTTACTCAGAAGAAGAAAAACAAATTTTAGCTGAGTTAGTTAATTTACCATTAGGTAAAAGAGTAGCAACACTACAAAATTTTTCAATGGAAGACTTTTGTAAAAAGTATAATAGATCAGTTAGTTCTGTTCAACAATACATTTCTAATGCAAGATACAAACAAGGTAGAAAAACTAGTAATGTTTCTAATGTAAAAAGTGATACAAAAACTATAACAAAAGATCTTTCTACATTACGTAGAAATGAATTTGTTATTCCAGTAACAAGCTGGGAACTTAATACAGAGAATGGTCAAACTAATCTTGTATTAAAGTTTAAATAAACAATTTTTAGTGAGCTAGAAGTCTATTAATTTAGACTCTAGTTCACTATTTTAAAGATGGTGAGGCTAGCGGCAGCTAGTATGGGCACGCTCTTGTCCTAATCTTGACTATTAAGATTGATCAACTATGAGCTATCACAATTGAAGATTGTCGTTACATGGGCTATTAAATGGCACTAAAGTAAGCTATCAATTTAGATTGGTACATTTGGTAAAGTTAGATTATATAATAATTCCAATAAATAGGTATATACAAAATACGCTATTTATTGACAATGAACTGTGTCATAAACTGGTACGATAAGCCAGTTTTTTTTCTTATTTTTACAATCATTTAAAAAATAAACCAAATGAGGAAACTCACACCAACAATTGCAAGAGCTTTAGCTGAGAAAGTTAGAGTTGAATTAGTAGCACGTAATGCTTCTGTTAAACAGTTATTAATAGATAAAATTATGGATTCTAAAGAAATGAAAAACTACCGTAAGTTATCTGAAGATTATGACATTATTCAAAGAAAGATTACAGATGCAAAAACCTTGTTACAAGAAAAGTATTCAACTAAAACTATGGATGTTGCTCTTTATAACACAAGTGTTCATCTTAGAGATACTGTTGCATCTTCTGTAGAAAGTATTAAAGATCTTATTCTTATTGAAGACTATCTATCTGATGGTATAGAAAGTACAGAAGAAATTATTAAAAAAATTGCAGATAAATTATGTTCTTAAACATTAAAAATGTAAATGTATGAAACTTAAACATGTAAAGTTTAATCATGAAGCTGAAGGTTTTTATGATGCCATCGGTATTACAGATGATATAATGATGAAATGCAGAGAACGTATTTTATTCAGTACATTTACTAATGCCTTACAAAGTATAGAACTATTTGAAGACAGAAATGATGCTCCAAGAGAGTTAACAACTATCACTGGAGATTTTCAAAAAACTTTGTCTATTATAGAAGATGAAATAGAATATGCTTACACTCTAATGGAATTTAGTAAAACTCATGAAATGGGCGTAGAAGCTTTTGCTAGATGGGAACTTCAAAGAAGAGCTAAAAATTCTAAAACGAATAAAAAGAAATCTATGATGCTTGACATTATGGATATGCTTACAGAACTTAAGATGGAGCATGAAAAAACTAGTAATGAAACTGCGGATATAAACTTAAAATATGGTTTTACTCCTAAAGGTCTTCTTAAAAGAGTAGAGCTCACTAAGAATTCACAGTATGATTTTAATGTTTATCTTAATATGGTTGAGAGATATAATCATAGCAATCAGTATGATAGAAGTAAAGACTCTGATACTGATATTGATGATTTCTTAAGAAACATTCTTAATCAGAATGATGAAGATGATGATGATTAATAAAAGACCATTATGTCTAATAGATTAAAAGCTGGATTTGGACAACCTTCTAAGGTTGTCCTTACAGATCCACATATAGATTTAAAACTAAAAGGTCTATATGCCTATCTTTCAGCTTATGCTTCTAGTACAACTGATGAAACTTTTATTAGTGTTGATAGAATGGCTGCTGAAACAGGCACTGATAGATCAACAATAAATCGGCTGTTAAAAGCTATGATAGAAAAAGGTATAATATCACGTGTAAGACGTGGTAAAAATACCACTGCAATAACAAAATTAATTAGATAAAACCGTATTTAAGTTTTAGGAGGGGATTATTCTTTTTTGGTGACAGGTGAAGAATAAGTGCTTTATGCTGTTCTCACATTAGGAAGTCCCCTGCTAGAACAAATCTTATTTAATGTTTGATATAAAGAGTTTTATAGCGTATTAAAGGTTCACATCGATTGGCAACTAAAACATAGAACTATATTCCTTTATGTAAATGTTAAACAACAAGACTGATCTCAGGTGCCTATTAGTAATATTCTGTTGAAGGCAAACCGTTCCCTTACTCAGTAGTACGACATGATGATAGAGCTCCGTCAAACGAAGCGTAATCATACCTAGTAGCAGTTCTGATGATTATGAACGTAGTCCCTGGGATAGTTTCTTGTTAAACTTATTAGATTAAGCATCTGGAACACTTGAATATTTAGGTTCGAGTGGAAAGAAGGATAAACAGCCAGCCTATTGATATTAAGAGCTATGCTCCCAACTCATGAACGTATTTCCAGTACTTCTGCTTAATCTATAATTTATTACTATGTTAACGAAAAGATTATATAAACCTCGGCATGACCGGTAGTGGTGTATAAGGAGAGATGTAGTAACTTTAGGGGGTGTATTGATTTGACAGCACTCTAAATGGTAGTATCACAAGCAAGCCTTGGAACGGGTAAACAAGTTCTAAACAATAACCGTAAAGAGTCAATCTGAGCGTGTTTCTGAAGGTGCCGCTATTATAGCAATGGCATTTTCTCGTGTAGCAGTAGCTGCATAAGGAAACGGGGTGGTAACAACCTGGCAACAGAAAGTTACAAAATCGTAAGGTATTCTGATACTGACAGCTCAAAGGAGTGATGGGTGTGAAAGCAGAATAAATGACTACATCGTCCTAGCCTTACAAATGTTTTCTTAGTTATGTCAAAACTAAGTGGTGGCAAGTTGTACTTAACCGTATGATCCTAAAATTACTGATCAGTATATGTAAAGAAATGGCGTTTTGTAGATAAAACCGCTACCACGCTCCAACAAGGCTAAAGTGAAGAACTCTATTCCTTAACGGTCCGGTCCATATACAGACTCAATTACGGTGCAAAGAGTGTTTGGGATCTTCCCAGCACTATTAGTACTAAGCTTGTAACTAAATGGTATTATGATTTGTATGTTGGACGGGGGTTCGTAACCCCCCACCTCCACTAATTTTTTAAACTTAAAGTCATGGATAACAAACATATGTTATTACTCTGTAGTTGTTATAGCTCAGAACATCAAATGATTATACACTTAGATGAAGGCGGTGATATGTTTGCTCCAGAAGCATACGTACATGTACATCTAGTAAGACGGTCCTTTTGGTACCGTGTAAAATACGGAATTAAATATATATTTGGATACACATCTAGATATGGAGCATGGGATGAATTTATATTAGATAAAACACATTCAGAATCATTTAGACAAATAGCTAAACATTTAGATGATGAAACAGTATATTAAATTATCTATACCTAAAGATACAGCATGGGATAATACCCGTTTCAAATGGGGTAAATATATTCATTGGAAAATAAGATACTTCTTTAGAGGTATATATAACATTATGAGATGGATACCTACACTCTATAAAGATAGAGACTGGGATGACGCTTATATATTATGGGTACTTCAAAAGAAAATAGAGTATCAAAGAGATTATCTTGTACATGCTAATAGACATGTAAATATAGATTTAGATAATTATTGGATGACTCTATGTCTTAATCTTATAGAAAGAGAAACAGAAGAGTATTATGCAACAGAGTTTTCTGATTATCATGTAACTAATTTAGAATTTATACGCCCTGATGAACAAGAATGTAGAAAAGTAGATATTAAAATACATTCAGAAAACTATGATGAGTTTCTAGCAAAGTATCCGCATACACTGCGTATAGTATTAGATAAACATCCTGAAGCTTCTACGTCTAAACATCATCAAGCTATACTAGTAAGTAGTTATAATCAAGTTAAATGTAGAAATCTATTATTTGAAATTCTTAAACGTAAATCTGCCAATTGGTGGGACTAAATATTATATTATGAAAAAAACAAAAACACCTGAAGTAATTAATCAAAAACAATACATAGTGTTATGTGATGGTGAGCTATGGGTAGAAGGTACAAAACAAGATGTAATAGATAATTTTAATGAAGATACTAACGCATATATAAAATATGCTAATATTATTAAAGTATATGAGCTTGGTGAACCTATACCATTTTCACTTAATACTCCACAGATAAACTTTTAGATAATCTATGAACACAGCAGAACAAAATGCACTCAATCTTAGATTTATATATTATGCTTGTGATGCAGAAGATTTATTACCTATTGGGGCATCTAACACATGGGAAGGACTATTAGAAATAGTAGATGATTATATGGGTGCTAATGATAAACATAATCATTCAGGTAAAAGAATTAAATATGTTCCATTTGAAAGTAAATATCCCTCAGAGTTTGAAGGCACTATATATTATGAAACACCTGAATCAAAATCTGTAAAAGTATATACAGTAGATTTTAATTATAAAAATAATCTATGAAAACCACATTAAACAGAATCAAAGAACATTCACCTTGCTCTGAAGGTTGGTCAAAGCTATTAACCTATTTAAACAAAACAGAAGCTGATAATGAACCATTAGACCTGCTTACTATTCTTGAATCAAATGGCGTAGAAGATTGCTTATGGGCATTTAAATGTACAGACAACCATAATAGTATTTACAGGCATATTGCAGCAGATTTTGCGGAGTCAGTATTGCATATTTACGAATCAGATTATCCTAATGATAATAGACCTAGACTAGCTATACAGGCTGCTAGAGATTATGACGATGGTAAAATAGATGACGCTGCTAGGGCTGCTAGGGCTGCTAGGTCTGCTGCTAGGTCTGCTGCTAGTGATGCTGCTTGGGCTGCTTGGGCTGCTTTGGCTGCTTTGGCTGCTGCTAGGGATGTTGCTAGGGATGTTGCTTGGGTTGCTAGGGTTGCTAGGGATGTTGCTTGGGATGCTGCTAGGGTTGCTGCTGTGGCTACTGAATTAGAGAAACAAAAAAAAATAATTATTAAGTGGTTATCATAAACCAAAACAAATAACATATGACACAAGAAGACTATATAGAAATTAAAGATATGTTCTTAGATCATGTAAAAGGATTTATGAATAACACAGGTGGTATGCAACCACATATAACTGTCTTTGCTAAACATAGATTAGAAGAAGGTAATGACATGTCTGAAAAAGATAGTATCATTCATATTCCTATTCCTGCAGAATATTTTAACTCTGAAGATAAAAAAGATGAGTTTATGGAAGATGTCATGCCTGAAATAAGTAAAAAGATTAAGTCTAAGTTTGTAGCACAAGCTGTATGCTGGGCTTCTGAAGCATGGATGAGAGTTGCAAGTAGTAAACATAAGTTATTAAATTATAAGAAAATACCTGTTAAAAAGGAAGTACTTATAGTTACACTAGAATCAGAGGCTCACAATGATTGCATTTTATTTGAAATTATACGTAAAGGTAAAAAAGTAAATGAAGATGGTGATATGGTAGATGATGTAGATCTTATAGAAATGGAAGATTTATCAACAACTATGCCTAATGGTAAATTAAGTGGTAGATTTTCTGGATTATATGATATGGTTAAAATATAAAATTATGAATTGGATAGTAAGTAAATTATTTCCCACAAAACAAAAGGTAAAAGAGTTAACAGTAGAAAACGAGAGTCTTCAGGCCAAACTTGATGAAAAGCAAGACGTTATAAATAAAACTAATGCATATTGGAAAAGAGAAATGGCTAAATTACGCTCTAAGAAAACTATTTCAAAGAACTTATAGCCCTATTATCCATATATTAACTTATTGTGGTGTTGTAAATCCTATATTATAGGCTATTTTTATGTAACTAATATGCATAGAAATGTTATATCAACTACCCAATGGCAGGGTAATAGAGATGAGTACAGAACAGTACTTTGAAATGTCTGACGAAGAGCTTGAATATCTCGTAGCTTATAACTATGGAGACCTTCTTGAGAATCCTTGGTTTGGATCTGTTTTAAGTAAGCAGCCAAAGCAAACACCAGAAGATGATATTGTAGAAATACGAGACATATCTGAAATACCTTCTATAGAACGTTTATCTGATTTAGATGTAGAGTTTGAAGAAGACTAAATACACACAAAAATTTTTAATCCTAGCCCTGAGTCTATAAGCTTGGGGCTTTTTATTTTTAAAACAACAAATACAATGAGTAAAGTAATTGTAACAGCTGACGATAACGGTAATGTTATTGCAGTGTCAAAGAACAGTCCAGAGTATGGATATGTACGTGTAGAACAAGTAACTACACAAATTAATGACCAGGGATGGTTAAAAAATGTAAGACGATCTGCTTTAATTAAAGGTAAAGTAACAGATCTTGTAGAAGCAAATTTTAAAGCTAATCAAGCATTAGCAGGTAAAATTGTAGTAGTTGAATCTCTTCAACCTTTTAATGCAGAAAATCCTGACCGTGATCTTAAGATTGCAGGTGATACAGGTATTATCTGTACTATAGATGATCAACCTATTTATCGTCAAACGTTTTATACAACGAATGATAATGCAGTTGATGAAATGATTACACATGATAGAGCTTGTCAAGAGCAAATTCGTGGAGTATTACAAGCTCAAAGAGCAATGAGTACTTTAACTGCACTTAAACAAGTAACTGTAGCTGAATTATAGCTTCGTGGTTTAGTTAAATATGAATGAGCCTAGAGAAATCTAGGCTCTTTTTTTTCTATGTTCTCTCACAATAAAAAATATAGAACAATGTACAATCCAAACAAAACAGCCTCGGCTAACTCTAAAGGTATAATATTATCTTTCAGAGACACTAACAAGCATTCTTTCGTTAACTATGAAATGAGTGGTATTAGTAAATTTCAATCTGATCTACCAAGATATCAAGAGATTGAAAATCCAGTATTTAACAGAATACAACAAAAGATTTATGGTCAAGCTGTATATGGTCTAGGTTTCTATACAGAGAAACAAGTTATAAAAATGGCTCCTGCAAAGAAGCAGTTTATTACAGACACATATAACAAAGTTCAAAAGATTTTGACTTGTTGGAAACAAGACATAGCTAATGAAAAAGTTGATAGATTCCTATTAGCTCTTTTTCCTAACTCACGTATTACAAAAGCATTTGTAAACACCAAGGGTCATGATGAAAGTATTAAAACAAAACATACATTCAAAGATCTGGGATTATCTCAAGTAAACATTGCTAAAAAGTTAATAGAATCAAGGGTTTTACCAGAAAATTTCTTTAACTTAGATGCTACACATTAGTGTATGGAAACAATTTTTGTAATCAATGAAACTACGCAGTTAGTGCTAGTTCCACAAAATGAATTTGATAGAATCTTATTAAATAAACTTACAAGTAATGGACCTGTTGAGGTAGTTGTAGCAAGCCAACCTTTAGGTATATTAAGTAAGTCTGTACAAGATGCTGTCATTATTAAATCAAGATCAGATGATCCAAGCAAAGCTTAAAAAATGTGCAGGTTGTAATCAACAAAAGTACATTTGGAAATCAGATGGTAAAGATAAATACTGTAAGGAGTGCTGGTATGATATTGAGAAACCAAAGTCTATAGCTCCTATGTCTAAAAAGATGAAGGAAACTGTAGATCAGTATTCAAAGATACGTACTGCATACCTTACAGTAAATACTTTATGTAAAGCTAAACTATCCGGCTGTACAAGCAATGCTACAGAAATACATCATAAAGCAGGTAGAGGTGAAAACCATCTACGTATTGCTACATGGTTACCTGTTTGTAGAGCATGCCACACTTGGATTACTGAACATAGTAAAGAAGCAATTGAACTAGGATTGAGCACATCTAGGTTAAATATTAACTTGGAAAAATAAAGTCTGCTGGAGGTTTTAAATGGACTTATACCAATCCGGATGCAGCTAAGGAACTAGGTTATTCAGAATCAAGATTAAATTAAAACATATGGATTTTGACAAATTAAAAGAACATTATACGTTCTTAATTAAAAAGTGGTTAGCTAGTAATAAATACGAAGTTAGCGACCACATTATAGACATTATTAGAATCATCTTATTAAACAAAGATGGTATCATGAATAACCCAGGTAGTGGAGTACAAGCATTCTTATCTAATAACTTATTTGATTTCTTTAGATATGCAGATGCTGATGTATCTAAGAATGGTAAGATTATCTTTTTAGCTTATCACAACATAGAAACATACTATGCTGCTAAAACTTATAAAGAGTCACTAGTAAAAACTGAGTTATGAAAATAGAAGAAAACTAATTTGTCACGATACTCTCATTTTATCCTTGTACCTCCGCACTGAGGTTGGGTTAGACATAGTTATTCTGATTTTTACGAGTTTCGTGATAAGAAGCAATGATGAACTTAGTAATAAGAATAACAGGTGGGAAGCTACTGCCAGAGTGTAGCAAATTATTTTAAACTATAATAAATGTCTAAAAGAGAACAAGTCCAACAAGAAGCCCTAGATATGGCTATTAAACACAGACGGTGTGGTTTAGCTATAAGCATGGGAGTTGGAAAAACTCTCATTGGCTTAAAATATATAGATAGACTAAGACAAGATAATATGCATCTTAGAGTGTTAGTAGTAGCACCTAAGTTATCTATATTTGAGTCTTGGAAAGATGACGGAGTTAAGTTTGGTATATCAGGAGCTAATATAGAATTTACTAGTTATTTATCTTTACACAAAAAAGATCCTAATAATTATGATGTTGTAATCTTAGATGAATGTCATAGTTTACTACTTTCTCACCAAGTATTTTTAAGAGTATTTACCGGTAAAATATTAGGTCTTACTGGCACAGCTCCTAGATACAGCGTTTCTGAAAAAGGAATTATGGTAGCAACATTTTGTCCTATTATGTATAAGTATATTACAGATGATGCTATAGATGATGATATTTTAAATGATTACAGAATTTTAGTTCATAAGATGCCGTTATCTTCTAAAAATACTTTACCTGTAGTATTAAAAGATAAGCCAATATTTTATACATCTGAAAGGAAAAACTATGAGTATTGGACTAATAGACTAATGGATGCTACATCTAAAAAGCAGGAGCAAATTGCTTCTATAATGAGGATGAAAGCATTAATGGGTTTTAAGACTAAAGAAAATTATGCTAAATATCTTTTATCAGAAATTGATGATAAATGCCTAGTTTTTTGTAATACACAAGAACAAGCAGATAATATGTGTTCTTATTCATATCATTCTAATAACGAAGAGTCTGAAGTTAATCTAGAGAAATTTAAAACTGGTGAAATATCTGATCTAAGTTGTGTATTACAACTTAATGAAGGTGTTAATATTCCTAATTTAAGATATGGTATTATTCTGCATGCATATGGTAATGAAAGAAAAGCTAGTCAACGTATAGGTAGGTTGTTAAGACTTAATCCTGAAGACACAGCATATATTCACATACTATGTTATAATGATACTGTAGATGAAAGATGGGTGACAGAATCTCTTAAAGATCTGGATGAAAAGAAAATTAAATACTTTAATATAAACCCTGATACTTATGAGTCATTTTAACGGGAAATATATAAAGAAGAATGGACAATTAACACACAGCAGTTTAGCTGCAGCAAAACAGTTTGAGATATATCTATCAAGAATTCCTGAAGGTCAGATTATAGAATTCTTTTATGAGATACAACATGATGATGGCACGCTTCCACAGCTAGCTAAAATACATGCTATGCTAAAAGATTTAGCAACTCATATTGGTGAGACTGTAGATAATTTAAAACTACTTGTAAAAGATAGAGCAGGATTATGTATAGCTAGAGAAGTAGCAGGTAAAGAATATTTCTTAGCCAAAAGTTTTGGTGAGTGTTCTAAAGAAGAACTATCTCTTGCCATACAAGCTATACTAGAAATAGGAATAGAGGTTAATCACCCTGTGGGGTAATAGTCTCAGTATCTTCTTCATAAGTAACTCCTTGAGCAATAGCTTCTTTTTCTATACTAGTAATTAATATAGTAATAGTTTTTAGCTGCTCCATCCATTGCTCAGATAAATCACCTGTAGGATTTTCTTGAACTAATCTTTGAAACTCTTCAATTTGTTCAGTGGATATATCTTGAATTAGATAAGCTAATAATTGCTGAATTCTCAATAAAAATGAGGTACCTATTGGTAGGTTAACTACAGCATCTTTTTTAATCATCGTCATCTTAGCCATATAGTTGGTTTTGATGACAAATATACAGATAATTGTGATAGAAACAATAAATCTTGAAGAGATAAAACTTAAACTAGTAGACAAACTCAAGCCATCAGGCTGGGCTGTTAAACTTAGAAGTTTTGTATTGTCCAGTGATTTTGATAAAATACTGGACATATTATATAAATTACGGGAAGACAATAAGAGATTTACACCTCCTTTAAAGCAAGTGTTTAGAGCTTTTGAAGAGTGTTCAGTAGATAATCTTAAGGTAGTTATTATTGGACAGGACCCCTATCCACAATTTGGTGTAAGTGACGGCTTAGCTTTTTCATGTGGTAACACTATGAAAGTTCAGCCAAGTTTACGTAATATTTTTGAAGCTTTAGGTACTCCAGATGGCAATCCAGATCTTACTAGATGGGCTAATCAGGGAGTTTTGCTTCTTAATACTGCATTAACGTGTGAAATAGATAGAATAGGTTCTCACCATGTAATATGGAAAGACTTTATCATGTACGTATTAGATATGTTAAACCTAACTAATACAGGATTGATATTTATTCTATTAGGAAAGCATGCACAAGAATTAGAGGCTGTAATAGGACCTAATCATTATATACTAAAAGCATCACATCCAGCCTCAGCAGCATATACAAAAACTGTGTGGGACTGCAATGATGTTTTCAATGGAGCAAATGTTATTATAGATAAAAATAACGGGGCAGATTTTAAAATCAATTGGTAAAAAATTAAAAAACAACATCATGGCTATTGAAAAAGTACAGATTACAGTATCTACTATTAAAGAATTATTAGACAGCGGATTAACATGGTTAAAGAAAGATGACTTAGGTTATGGTTCTATTCAAGAAAAGTTTCAAGCAGGTGATACTCATATTGCTGCTATTAGAAAACATCCTTTATTAAAAGACCTTGATACAACAGCTAAAATATTTGTTATAATAGATGATACAAAGAATAACCAGAAGAATGAAACTACTACATCCATTACCACCAGTAGTTCTGATAACCAAAGAGATGACAGACTTGTGGCAAGATTACTTGGGCTTAAAGATAGTAACCCCATCTATGAAGAAGTACTTTCTGAATCTATTAACTCAAATGCATCAGGAGGAGAAAGAGAAATAAGCTCAGTTGACGCATTTGCAAACTTATAATTCATCATTAACAAACCACAATAACTCCATTAACATGGCAAAAGTAAAATCTATTACTAAAAAGACAACTCAGGAAGTGAGAACAATTGAAACCTCTTTGATTAATAAAGAGGAAGTATTTAAAATGTTAGCCTTAGCAGAATCTACTGGTTTACCCTGCTTATTAGTAGGTCAACCTGGCGTTGCTAAAACAAAAACTATTATTGAGTATGCTAAAGCATGGCTTAATAAAGATGGTAAAATGTCTGCAGAAGATTTTGCTAATAAAATCTACATTTTAGAAACTGATGAAGGTACTAAAGCATCAGAAATTAAAGGTATGCCTGATTTAGGTAAATTATTTACAGAGAACATTTATGAACTTAATGCTCCTATTGCAGAAGCAGAGATTGTAATTATTAATGAGGTAGATAAAGCTAGCTCAGCTATACGTAATGCAATGTTAGGTGTAATGAATGAGAAGTTTTTATTCAATGGCAAACAAAAGGTTCCATGTAAATGGAAAATCTTTGTAGCTACAGCTAATGAAATACCTAAAGATGAAGTAGGATCTCCATTCTGGGATAGGTTTATGTTAAAGATGACAGTAAACCGTGTATCTGCAGGTGAATTAGTTAAATACTTTGAGAAAGGTGCTCGTAACTATAAAGAGAGATTTACTATTGGTGTACCTAACAAACAAGAAATTGAAGACTTAGTAGTACCTACTAATAAGTTAGAAAAATATCTTGAGGTTGGTTATCAACACAGCTCAGATAGAACATTAACTTTTGTACCTAGCTTAACTAAAGCTGTAAGTTATATCTGGGATATCAGTCTTGACAAAGCTTTGGTAAAAACTGCACAAATTATGATTAGTCAAGCAGCTGGTTCTGAATTACAGAATAAGCTAATGAGCCCTGAAGTAAAAGCAGTAATGTCTAAAGTAGAAATGCTACAAAGCTTTAATACTAATGAACAATTAGAATTAGCTACAGCAGAGATTGAAGCATTAATTAATACATACACTTCTAGAGGTATTATGGATGAAGGCCAAGTAAACGAAATAGAACTTTCTATGAGTTATATTATGCAAAGTCATCCCGCTCGTAAAGACTATCAAACATCAAGTGATTTTGATAATCTAGTAGAGAATAGTACTGCACAAGCATTTTAATAAATAACATGCATGATATCTATATGGTATCATGCATGTTTTAAATAATTAATTATGGCATCAGGTAAACAATATAAGAATGTATATACCATTCTTGAAAAAGTAAAAAAGGGTGAGATCTCTAAAGATTCTTATTATAAAGCAGGTGAAGGCTTGTTTGAAAAACTAAGCTTTTATAAAAAGCCTGATTTAGTTAAACCACATCTTCACTATATAGATGAAAGAAGGTTAACTAATATTGTAGATTCATTTATTCATGAAACCAGTAATACTAAAAAGTATTTTGATAGATTTAATACTACTACTGGTTTTAAAAAACTAGATGAAGATAAAAAACCTGATTTTAGGAATTATAATCAAAAGCTTTTAGAAAACTATGAAAAGTTTCCTAAACATTTAAAGTATGACATACAAAAAATGTATTATCATCAGATGGATAAGTTAGATTTTGAAGAGAGAAAGCCTGAAAATGCAGCACAATATAAGTTTCTAGAAAAAGCTAATAATCCTGTAGGTAAAATTATGACTGAAGGTTCTAACTTGAAGGCATCTATTTTTACTAGAAATATGATAATGTATTACTTACAGCAATTAACTTTAATGGAATACATAGATCCAGATGCTGCAAAACAAATGCAAGATAATCTTAACGGTAAAGGTGATTTAGATAATGATGAGCTTAATCAATTAATGAAAGATGCATTTGATAATAAACAGGCTAAGAATATGTTAGATGAAGCTTTACAAGATGCACAAGATACATGTAATGCTATTGATCAATCTATAGACAAAGATATACAAGAGAAGATGTTTGATGAAACTACTAAGTTTGGTGGTAATGAGGCTGGAAAACTAAGTCCTGATTATCTAAGACAAGTTACAGCTAGACTTCAAAGTATTAATTTATCTCTAGGTTCTCTAAAAGAGAAGATTAAAAAGATATTAGATAAGTCTAATAGCTATTTCTCTTCTAGAAAAGAAACAATTAGGGAAGATTTATTTAGCTCTGGTAATCTTGCTGGTCTAGAAGATTATGAATTGTTGCATCCAAAGCTTAGAAAAGTATTTATTGAGGATCTTACAGTGAAAGAGACTAAAACAGTAGGTAAGATAGATGTTTATATAGATATTTCAGGTTCTATGTCTAGTTGTTGTGGTACTCTTAATCAAGAAGGTGATAGAATATCTAAATTAGATTTTGCTAAAGCTTTTGTAGTTAAGTTACAACAGATGGATATGCTTAATGAAGTGTATTTATTTAATACTTCTGTAAAGAAATATAGAACTGATCCTATTAGTTTAGCAATGCTAGACTGTGATGGTGGTACTGTTATTGACAAAGCTATAATAAGTATAGAAGCTAATGAAACTAATGCATTAGTTATTACTGATGCAGAAGATCATTGTCATCACTTTAGTGAAAAAGCTTTCTTTATAGGTGTAGAAGGTGCAGACTTTAAAAGTTTTGATAAAACTATTATACAGCAATATTCTGAGAGAAATCAAGTGATAGTGTTTGATGGACAAACTATTTTTAACGTAGACAAAAAAGGTGCTACAATAGTTGATAAAAAGAAACATGTATAGTAAAACTTTATAATAAGAAATTGGGGATTGGTTAAAAAACCAGTCCTCAATTATTTATTAGATTTGTTTATAAATCTGGACCAATATATAAAAGAAAGCCAGAAAGATCCTGAAAGGCAATAAAAAGTTATATCTGCAACCCAATATGAATGTGTAGCGTCCATAATTAGCTTGAAAAGGAAGTCGTAGCCAAATGGCAGAAAAAACATGGCTAATAGTAGGGAAGTATCTTTGTAAAAAGTCAATCTTTTTATTCTGTCTTTGTTGTTCATCAGGATCCATAGGGGGATTAGTTAATTTAACAATATTTTTTATCTACCTTGTCCTTTATATTTACTAACTTTTTTAACTTTAGGACCTTTGCTTTTACTAGCTTTACCACTTTTTCTTTTACCAAATGTGGTTTTGTTTGAATTAGTTAATTTTGCCATTACTTTAATGTTTTATTTTAGATTCTAAAACACTTATACGAGATTTAAGGTCAGCTCTTTCCTGCATAGCATTAATCTGAGTAGATGTTAACTTTTCAGTAATTTCCATTTTCATATCAGCTCTAGCTTGCATAGCTGTAGCTCTTAATTGTTCTAATTCTATAGTAGTTCCTTGTGGAGGTATAGCTTTATTCTCAGCAGTTACTACAACGGCTATTTTATTTTGTAAGATAGTTATTTGATTGTTTAATGTACTCACTTGAGTAAGTAACCAACCAATTGCAGAAACGCATATAGGTAAAATAGTAAAGACTAGTTTCTCAACTAATCCTGATTTACTTTTATCTGCAGCTAATTGCTCAGATATCTTTTCATTACGTTCTTCTTGTGTCATTATATAATCTCTTTTAATAAATTATTATAGTCATTGAAATGTTTGATACGATCAGATAAACCGATAGTACCACCATTTACACGTTTAGTCACTTTAGTCACCACTTCATCAGTTGCTCCAGTATCAGCAACAAGATTTAACTTCATATTCATAACATATTCCCAACAAGCTGCATCTAAAGCATAATGATTATCAGTTCTTAATAAATCAGCGGTTTGTTCCACAGTTTTACTTAAATAGGTAGCATAGCCTTTGTATGCATCCTTACCTGTTAATTGTAAAAACCCACCACCTCTAAATCTAAAACCATCACCTGGGTTATTATTACCCATACGGCCTCCATATACAGCTTCAGCAAGTTTTTCTTGGTTTTTTATATAATCATTTGCATTTTTCTTGTTGTTTGAACCATCAAGGTTAAAACGACTTGGCCAAATAGCTACAATACGAGCTGGAGTAGTATAATTCATACTCTCTGTTTTAATAGTAAAATCTCCTGACTCATGAGCAATTTGAGCAAGAAAATGAGCTACTCTTAAACTTGAATTTATTTCATATTTTAAAAAAGCCTCTGGTAAAATTGATAAAATAGTATCAGGAATGTGTCCTTTTAATTTATCTAAGTTCATTACTTTACTTTTTAGGTTGAGCTGGATAGTATTTTTTCTTTTTCTTAGGAACAATAGCTTCTTTAACCTCAGCTACTTTTTCTTTTACCTCAGCTACTTCTTTTACTACTTCTACTTCCAATTCTTTCATGGCAATAGCTTTAGAAGCTATATTACCATTACCTAATAA